ATTGAGTTTTTATCTCTTTAATACTACTAGGCAAATAATTTTTCTCTTTTTTCATTTCTACGTTTTTTTAAGTTATATAATTTGGTTAATTCTAAATTGTTTACTCTGTTTTGTTTTTCTAAAGCATCAATCTTTTCATCTAATGTTACACTCTCTATTCTATTTAAGATTTTCTTGTATAGTTCTGAATCAAGCACATAGATTTTTTTAAAAAATTCTACTTGTCTGTAGTGATACAGTACAGATGCATGATGCAGATTTGTTATCTCTCCAATCTCGTGTAGTGTTAAATCAAATATTGTTTTAAGTACAAAAATATACATACGCTTAGCTTGTATTAAGTTTTTCTTTCTTGAACCTAAAAATATTTCATTTTCTTTTACATTAAATTTCGTTTCTAATTCTTTAACAATTACTTCGTGAAAGTAATTACTAAACTTTAGTTTTCTTTTATTGTTCATGTTTATTATTTTAAATCGTATTCTATTATATCTATTACATCTTTTACACTCATATTAAAGTGTTCGGATATAATTCTCATGTGATAGTATCTTAATAAGGTAGTGTCTTGTATATATCTTCTAGCAGTTACTTCGCTTACATCAAGTAAAAAAGAAAACTGTCTTGTAGACATTCCTTTAATTCTTAAAAATGCTTCAAACTCATTGTGAGCTTCTCTAATCTGTTGGAATTTATATTTTTTAGTCATTTAAACATACCATTTCTTACCATCTGTTTATATTGGTCTTTAGGGTCGCTAGGCACTTGGTTCTCTAAAATATATAATATAACCTCTTCTGCTTCTAATTCAGTATAAGTAGGTAATTTATTAAAGATTTCTTGTTGTTCTTCTAAGGGTATAGCAGACCTATGTAATCTGGTTTCAATGGTAGCCATTTGAAATATAGTTATCTCGCATGGCTCACCATCTAACAAATCATCAAACCAATCATCATTCACTAATCTACCATCTCATCTTGACCAAAGACACCTTGCTCATAAAATCCTGCAATCTTTAGTACAACACGACTCATAGCTCTTTTCTCTGCCATTGCAACAGGAAACTTTTTAGCACCTCCCATTAAATTATCATCAGATGCTTCACCAAAAGACATCATATTAATTTGTTTTTTATTTTTATCTAGCTTTGATGCAGCAGCTCTTATAACAACATTAATATTGTCCTTTTTTAATTCAAGCAATAATGGTTCATATGCAACAGTAATACCTTGTTTGCTTACAATTTTATCTATACCAGTTCTTGTAATGATAACAAAACCTCTTTTGTCTTTGTATACATCTTCTTCAACTAAATTATTGTCTAAGAATAATCTTCTTAAAGCATCTTTTCTAGTTTCTTTTGTTTCTTCTGGTTGTTCAATTGTTTTATTTTTTCTACTCATTTTTTTTATTTTTAGTTAATAATGAGCAAAAGTATAAAATTGAAATTAACTACCAAACTTTTTCAACAAAAATTTAAAAATAATGTGTGATTCTTGCTACTTGACCTGATTCTTTCTCATGTAAAAACCCCTCCACAGCTTTAGGTACACCAGTAAAACCTTTTCTACTATGCCAACTATCTGTTCCTGATGGACTTCTTAGATATTCTACAGTAACACCAACATAATCTTTAGCATCTAACCACTTATGCTTTACTTTATGGTGTATGTGATGTAAGTAAAAATACCTATATTTAGTATCTGCCCACATTTTTGGTTGCTCTTGTGCCATCAGAAGAGGTAAGTTAATCATTTTAGCACCATCACCATGCTCTAACCCAATTAGATTACTACCATACTGATAATATTTTCTGTGTGCTACACTAATATCAAAGTTTACATCATCATCTTTTCTAAACCAACTCTTTAATGCATGAGCTAAGTGAAAACCAGACTGGTAATCGTGGTTACTCATACTGTGCAACACATCTACAGGTGCTATGTGCCTTAACATTTCTATGCATTTAACATAAAGCATCAATGCAATCTCAAAATGCTCCCACCATTTACCATCAACATCTTGTCTTGTACCTGCTGTTGTTTGGTTGTATACGTTGTCAATGTGCAATATATCGTTCCCTATGCAAAACAATACCTTTTCTATAGCAAACCCTTCTGACTTCTGCAAAAGCCCTTCTATGCCCTCTAAAACACGATTAACAGCAGTTTCACAGTCATATGCACTACCAGTTTCTAATTCTTTAGCATATTTACCTATATGTATGTCAGCAGGATTTACAACAAGAAGATGGTTGCTGTTCTTATCTCTTACTATTTTTTTATAAGTTGGAGAATAATCTTCTATTAGGTCTGTTATTTTATCTAATATTTGTTCTTCGGCAATTCCATACTGTTCTTTTGTAACTATAGAGAATCTTAGTTCTCCCTTCATGCTTTGCCAATGCTTAACACTAACTACATCTTTCTTGTCTATACCCCTCTCTTTTAAATGTAGGTCTAGTGCTGTGTTGCCATTTATGTTATCTACATCAGTTCCTCTAAACTCATATATTAAATCTGCTTCTTCAGCAGATAGTCTTAATCTTTTACCTTTTCTATTTTCTGTCATGTTTTTTAATTTTTAGTTTTGCTAAAAGTATGCAAAATAATAGGTGCTTTTAAAACAAAAATGGGATGTTATTAACACCCCACTCTTGAAACTAAAAACAATTTTCAACCAGAATAGGTTGATAGAAGTGCAAATATAATTAATTTTTCAGATTACAATTACACTTATCACAGTTTTTTTCAAATACTGAAAACAATAGTGGTAAGATTGCTAAAAAACTTAAACCCAAATTCATAAGTGTGATACCATTTAAAGATATATCTGCACTAGCAGCTATAACTAAAACACCACTTATAGTTCTTTTAGAAGAATACTTACCTTTAGTGTCTTTGAAAAGTTCTAATACTGATTTTATTAATTCAGTAATAGGGTTGATAGCTTGTTTTACTAAGCTACCAGTAATCATATCTACTATCTTACTCATTATTTTTTAATGTCAGCAATTCCCTGACCTAAAATTAAAGTTAGTATTGCATAATAAACCTTCTCAACTTCAGCTTCTGATAAACCTAACTTTGCTGCTGCAAATGGTACAAAAACTGCTGAAACTGTATACCAAAACTTTTTTGAGTTAAACATCTTTTTTAACATTTCCATATTTTTATTTATTTTAATTAGTAATTAATACAACCAAACAACTGGCTGTACCTTATCTTGGTCTGCATCTACATGAATAAAATTTCCTTCCTTACTCAAACCAATTCTTACAAACCCTGCTTCAGCTAAACCACCTAAAATTAATGCTCTCTGATAACTGTCTTTACATTCTATATCAGCAGCAATGCCTTTTATATGGCTGCTTTGAGGATTTTGTTTTGACAGGGGGTGATTTGGACACCTGTACCCTGATGTTATTTTATATTTAATATTGCTATATGACCTTGCTCTATCTAAATCTTCTACAAAGTCTAAGTCAATCATGTTAGTTTTACAACCACATTTACAAGCAAACTCGCTTTTCTTAAAGTGTTCAAATTTCATTATCTACCTTGTCCTCTTTTAGGTTTTTTGTAGCCATTCTGTTTTACACTAGCATTTTTAGAATGTACTCCTTTCCTCTTTTTGTTTTTCTTTTTTCTAAAAGTAAATACTATCTTAGCCATACTTATACACTAGCTACAAATATTTCTACATCTAAAGTCGCAGCAGGATTTACCTGTATACTTGCTAAATCTGCCATAGTACCAAAGCTAGGAGATGTATCTGCTTCTGCCAACATAATATCATCTGCAGCACACAAAATGTGTGATTGTCCTGCTTTTAGTAATACTTGATATAATGTAGCTGCACCTACTACTGCTAATTCTAAAGTGTTTGTAGAGTCTAAATTAGTTACTCTGATATACCTTACGTTTTCTTTGTCTATTTGTACTGCTGAACCATAAGAGTTAGAATCAAAAGCTGCTAATACTGTAGTTTGTGTACTTGTGCAAGTTACAATATTTTCAAACACATTGTTTATGCCAGTTGTTGTTACACTATTTGTTGTTCCTCTGATTGCACCATTTAAGGTTACACTTTCTGTTAAAGTCGTTACTAAGTCTGCCATTATTTCTTTGTTTTTGTAAATTTATATATTGAGAATCCTATTGCTATTAGCAAAGATATAGTCGTTAAAACCTCATTAACTGATGCTAAAGATATACCTATTGCTCCTGCATTTGCCATTCCCACTTGTATCGTATCTTCAATTGTTCCTTTCATTGTATTTTTATTATTAATTGTCATATCCTACTCCTATTCCTAACTTAAAATATGTTGTTGCTGCATTAGATGCTTTGACCATTGCAAACAACACATCACCTTTTGCCAAACTTGTTTCTGGCGATGCATTAGTAACAGCTTGTAAATTATCATTACTTGACTGTCCTGTTATGCTTAATTCATTTAACAATACTGGTGCAACATTACCTGTATTACCTGCAACAAAAGTTAATTTACATAAAGCTACTGTTATTGTTGCTGCAGATGTTGCATTTGCCCACATCGTAATTGTGTTTAATGTACACGCTTGATGCATAACAAATGATTTTACCTTAAAAAAATCACCTACATCAAATTCTACGTTACCAATAGTTGATGCACCATAGTCTTGGTTATACTCATTTGGTGATTGACCATCAGTCATATTTGCACCATAATGATAATTTGAGTTACTTAAAACACTATATCCTTGTATATCGTATGAATCTACTTTAATTAAGTTTTTCTTTACCCATAACAAACTACCATCAGTATTGTCTGTACCACTACCTATGGTTTTGCTAAGCAAAGTATCATTAGTAGCAGACTCAAAACCTTTTGGGTTGTGCCTGTTTACATCAGTTAAATTTTTGTGTTCGTTAGCTGCCATGTTTATTTATATAATTTTTAAATAATATGTCAAGTATATTTTTTTCTTTATCTATTTGTTCTAGCTTTCTAATAGCCCAATTAATTCCACTCGTACCTCCCCAACAGTCCCACATTAGACCTCCACATCCCTCATCATAAGGCACATCTTTGTGTTGTTGGTGTCTTTTAAATGATGCCATACGAGCTATAGTATCTCTTGATAAACTTTCTCTGTTTGCTAATTGCCTAGCTCTTTTTTTACCTACATCAGTACCACAAGAACCCCAACCATTTTCATCTACCCACTTTAAAGCTCTCTTTGCATTGTTAGTTGCAGACTGTGGATAGTC